CAAAGATTATCCTTTGACTGTATGTAATGCTTCTAGAGCACCAGACAGTTTAATAAATTCTTCTTTTTTAGTGTTAAATGCTCTCTCAGTTTCGAGCAGTTCTTCACGAAGTGTTTCGAGTCTTGATGTCAGATCAGTGATCATACTTTCGACATCAGCACCAGTAGTTTCTGTTGGTTTCGCCATGATAGAGAATAATAAGTAACTCAGACATTTTTATTTAGGTACTCCCAGAGAAGGTCTTCCATCGAATAATAAGTCTTTATGGGGTCCATTTGCATCAACCCAGTGTATAAAACATTGAAGTAACCAATCAGATTCTATTGGTTCTCTCCAATGATAGTATTTACAACCTTCATAAATGCACAGATCTCCTCTTTCTAGAGTAATACTTTCAGCACCATTCTTTGAAGGACTTTTGTTAAAATAAATCGGGGATAGTGGTTGATCTGAAGGATGTGCTAGAGTAAGAGTTGCGGAGTATTCACATTCTGGTCTATCTGTGTGTATGTTTAACTCATCACCTCTTTGATAAAATCTTACATAGGAGTAAGTTGGCAGTAAATGTTTGCCTAACATACATGAAATATGATCTGTGGATAGTTTTAGAATTGTATCAGTGAAAGGATCACCGTAGATATTCATACCTCCATTATTTGTGTTTGCGTCAGAACCAAATTCAATATCTTTACCAGAAGATAGTCTGGTGATAAAATATTGTTCAGTAAATTTACAAAATTCTAATCCTAAAAATCCTCTAATTACTTTATTCATTTTAACTTATCTCCAATAACCCAACCAACTAAAGAATAACGAACACCTTTGGTTACTGGTGTTACCTCATGTAAGGTATGTGAAGGAAATATAGTCATAGATCCTTTGTTTTTTGATATTATCTCTATACCATTATTCAATACCAAATCACCACCTTGGTAAATATTGGGATGTGATAGTTGAACTGAAAAACTTAATTTTCTTTGAGTCGTATTTACATTATTTCCCAGATTAGCATCCAAATGTTGTACATAATGCCCCTGGTATTCTGAATGATATTCACCAAACTGTAATGTTTGTATAGAACGTAAATCGTATTCCCAATTAGAATCATTGATTTCGCAAATAATACGAGTCAATCTTTCATACAACCAACTATTAAATGAGTTTGGTTTTAACCAAGAGACCTTAGATCTTCTCACTTCAGAGTCAACTACAAACTCACTATTTGAAGCAACAGTTCCTAAATGTGAACCAGATTGTTTACCTGTAAATATAATCTTACCAATTTCTTCCTCAGAAAAAATATCAGAAACTGTTACATGTGATGGGTTATTAAATGACATCAAAGGCCATTCATCTGATAGGGAATCATCTAATTCTAAATCTGGAATAATATAATCCAGACTGTCTACATCGTAATTAAAATAGTCAGATACCATAATTTAATTGACTCAATTCATACACTGAGGAACACTCATCAATTTGTCTAAAAAATTCTACCTCTTGATCTAATAGTTCATCAAATTTATGATTTAGTTTCTCTACAAGAGAGAACATTTGATCTCTACTGAATTTGTGATAATTATTTTGACTCTTGATGATATTAGAATGTCTATTATTTTGGAAGTTAGCAAACATAATTGATTCCAAATCAACAGGAAATCTATATCCTTCAAAAATCACACCTTCAGCACGAAGATCTTTTATGACTTCTCCTGACATTCTTTTTATATTCAGTTTTATTTCTTCTAAGTGACCATCATTACAAGAATAATTCTTTAGAGATTCACCACGAACAAAACCTACTCCATCATGACCTGCCCAAGATAAATCAGATTTTTCTTCATCACTTAGTCCAGGAAATGTGCAGATATTTTTCCAATCTTGTGGTTCTTTTTGAAATACTCCTCTTACTTCCTTTTGGTGATTATCAACAATAATGTAAAGTTCACTCAGATTCATTTTGATTAGGCAATAGTGGTTTGGGTGGTTCTTCTACTCGAACTTGTTGTAGTTCTAATTCTTTTTTAGCAATAAGTTTTTCTCTTGAGTTATCACTGAGTTGCCATGAACCAAGACCAAGATGTGTTGTGTCAGGAAGAGTTCTAGGATCCCAAGATCTCCAAGTGGCATAATCGTCCTTGGGTCTAGTAGCAATGTCTAAACCACATTGAGCAGCAAGAGAGTTTAATAATTCAACCGCCTCAGTAGGATTGAGTTGCATATACAGATCATTTGTATCTCCACGCATTGAAATTTCTATAGTTCCACCGTTTGCAGAACCAACGGAAATACTACGTGCTCTATTTTTAGCAGCTCTGATGTCATACATCTCGAACTTAAGTTTCTCAAGTTCAATCTGTGCGTTTAACAACTCTTTTTGTTTTTCTACCGCTTCGAGATCTGCGGATTTGTTCATTTCTTCCATACTAAAATAAACAAGTTTTGATTATTTATTGAGCATCCCAGGAGATAGTTACCGTACCACCACTCGGAACTGTGACTGAATAATTATTCAATGGAGTTATAGAAATATCTGTGAAAGTATTGGTATTGGCAGGATTTCCTGGGTTTCCAGGGTTGCTAGATCCAGGGTTTCCAGGATTTCCAGGGTTACCAGTGTTGCGTTGGGCGCCACCACCGCCGCCTCCGCCGCCACCGCCTCCTGCTTTACCGTCACCAGAGTCGTCATTGCCATTGGCACCGCCTCCGTTACCACCTTCACCACCAGAACCAGCGGGACCAGGACCAGGACCACCGCCGCCACCATTTCCTCCTTTGCAGTTACCGCGATCGTTCCAAAATCTTTGCCCAGTATTACCATTTTGACCGCCAGGATTGCCGCCACTACCAGCATTTCCTTTAGTTATGGCATCCATTTTGTAGTCATCATTACCGAAGTTGTTGTAAGCGACAAGTGCGCCGCCACCTCCTCCTCCGCCATTACCGCCACCACCAGCATTTCCCTTATTACCAGGATTTCCAGGATTGCCTGGATTTCCCGAACCAGCATTTCCGCCATTTCCACCAGGGAATTGATAATTACCAAATTTAGTTTTTGCACCAGCTTGTCCTGAACTACCAGGATTTCCTGATCCACCAGAATTGCCACTATTTTTATTGCCTTGATTACCTGACTGCCCCTGAGAACCAGGATTGCCAGCGTTTGCTTTTTTAGTGTATTTGTTATTATATTCTTCGTCCCTACCAAAGTTGATGGGGTTTCCTTTATTACCACCGCCACCACCGCCACCGCCAGGGTTGTTTGTGCTTCCGCCTTTTTGTCCACCCTGGGCACTATTATTGCTTGATTTTTCACCTTCAGTAGCGGAACCACCACCGCCTCCGCCTCCTCCACCACCACCGTGGTTTCCAGGATTTCCTGATCCGCCATTACCCTTATTACCAGCATTACCAGGATTGCCTGGATTTCCCGCAGCGCCCTTTCCAGATAAACTAGCAACCTGTAATCTTGGGGGAGCAGTGAAAGTTCCAGGGGAATTAAAAGTAACTGATCCTGCTAATAAGGATCCTGATTGTATAATTCTACGGGTGTAATGGGTCATCTTAGATGTAATAAAACCAACCAGTTATAATATATTTAGATTTAGTTCCATGAACAACATTACCTCGATGAACATGGGTAAAACCAGCAGGCCAAATAGTACACATATTCCTCTCTGGTTTAATTCTTCTTTTCAAATAGAGAAATTCGGTTTCACCTGCATCTTCAATATCATTGAGATAAATTGAGAATGCTAGACACCTATGTCTATCTTCGTATCCATTATTTTCATAATGCCAAATATGATAACCTTGACCAGGATCAGTTCTTTGCATTTTTAATGCATGTCCTGATATATTATTATCTTTAAGATGGTCGTACTCTTTAACATATTGATCGAAACAAACTTGAAGTCCCTTCCATATCATGTTAATCGTAGCTTTATCTCTCCACCGAGGAACTTGGAGAGCAGCTAAGTCCAAAAACATGAATTTATCATCCTTATCGCACTTAGGCATTCTGGAATCTTCTTCTTGTCTATTTTGGATAATACAATTAGTACCGCTTTCTATTTCTTCAAAAAAATTGATCAAGTGCTCACAAAAATCATCGGGATATACATTTCTGTAAGTCCCGATGAAATCTTGATACTCACATGACACTTCTGTTCTAGTCATATATTAAATCACGAGATAATTTATTTATTACTACTTCATGTCGGGTAGAGCGAGGTTTCCGTACCAGTTAGAACCACTATCATATGAAATAAAGACCCAAATATCTTCAGCACCATTAGCAGTAGTTCTGGAAGGTGTAGATCCACCTGGCCACTTTATGTTACCGTTCCATGTCAAACTAGCACCACCAGTTCCATTCTTGACAATAATTTGTGTTGAATAGATGTCAGCACTAGAATTGTTAGAGTCAACAGGAATATTGGTAAAGTTGACAGTGGTATTACCCGTGAGTCTGATTCTGAAGTTGTTACCTGTAGAAGTATCGAGATTAACAGTTCCACTCTTATTACCTAGATCGTTGAAAGTTTCTAGGTACTTACCCATTCTGAATTGGTCGATCAATGGATAATTTGAATTACCATTGATACTACCAGTGACATTCAGAGTAGTAATATCTGCGGTGCTAGCATCAAGTGTGTTAGTATCAATATTTCCAGAGTTATCAATCGTTGTAGATGTCAACTTATTGAGTGCGCTATTCGCACTACCATTACGAGACATAATCGTATTGGCAGTTGCAGATGATGTTGCACTCTTACCATCAAGTAAATCAACGTTCAGGTTAGTAACCTTAGTTGTAGATACAACTGTAAATGGTGCAGCACCTTGAGCGATTGTTGATCTAAGTTGAGATGCCTGAACAATACCATCAGAACCTGCATTGATGTGCATGTTGTTGCCACTACTGTCCAGGTTACCCAATAGAGACTTGGCATTATGTCCGAAGTAAGTAATAATACCAACATTCGCTCTCAGACCTTCACCTGCAGCAGTTCCACTCAACCAGAGTTTAGAACCAACTTGTGCATTTTGAACATAAAGAACACCAGCACCAGCAGGATTTCCACCTGTTTGACCAGCAATGTATGGTGAGTAAACGTTATTTGCATTTACATTGGTATAAGTTGCATCAGTACCAGATATTGTGGTGACAATACCAGAGTTAATATACGCTTGTGGAGCACCTATCCAACCACCATTAGGAACTACCAAAGTAGTTACAATACCTGCACCAATATATGCGGTACTGATACCTGCCCAGGAATCGCCCGTATTTACATTGTAAGGTGGAACAATCAGAGTGGTTATAATACCAACATTAATTTTTGCGTTTGGTGTTGCAAAGTTGGTAGCACGTAATCCAGTCGCTTGAACTGTTGTACCAGTAATCTCATCATATGTTAGATCACTACCTTCGATTGTGGTAACAACACCAGTGTTTACATATGCATTTGATTGAACAACTAAGTCATCATAAACATAGAAGTCAGTTGCAAATCCCAACTTGATACTTGCAGCAGTACCAACTTGTAGGAATTCACATTCTACAGAAGTAAAGATTCCAATCGCAGCACTAGCAAGTCCTACGACTTCTAGTTGACCCATTGCAACTGTTCCCTTAAATGTAGAGACTCCAGTGAAATTAGACTCGAAAGAGTTCTCTACAGTTACTTGAGTATTATTACCGAAGGTGAATGCTGCACCAGTGATTTCTACGTTAGAGAACTGTGCGATCTTATCTGCATCAGTAACTTTGAAGACGTAGTTATCTGTTCCAGCAGTACCAGTTAAGACAATTTCATCCTTAACTGTGACAGTTTCATAAGTAACACCAGAGAATGTCTGGTTTTGTGAGAAGGTAACTGCACCACCAACAAATAGGTGATCAATTCTAGTAACACCATTTACTTGGAAAGCATCTGCGGTTGAGTCATGAACAAATCCCGAACTACCTCCAGTCTCACCAATAGCAACTCTATCTAAGGTGAGGAAAGTTTCATCTTTCTCGATGGAAATTACACCCCATCTTCTCCAATCATTGTCAGCAAATACATGTCCAATGTATCCACCAGGGTCAGGTATTGCCTTGAATGAGATGTCACCAGGTCTCTTTCCAATGATGGGTGTTTGAATACCCACGGTCATTTCTTTAGCCTGTGCTGCCTCACCTTTCAGGAAGAAGACGTTAGTTTCTAATCCCTCTTCAGAAGAAACAGTTACCTTGTTGGTATAAGATACAGGACCGTAGAACTGAGACGTTCTATTCTGGTTTACACCACCTTCAACAGTAATTGCATTCTTAACAATTAGATCGTCAAAGATACCGTTGTTTGCACTAACAACCTCACTCTTACTTTCATCACCGAAGTAAGTAATCTGAGGAGCACCGATTGTAGTTTCTTCACCAGTAGTTCCGTTGACCTTAGTTGCACCAGTGAAGAACTCACCACGGTCATTCATACCAGTGTAAACAACTGCACCACCGTCTTGTTCTCTTGACTGTGCAAGTAGAACCTCATCATCGGTTAGGATTCTATCTTGAACCTGAGGCATACCAGTTGAATAGTTACCAGGACCGAAACCTAGATATTCAAATGTATGTGCAGATGCACGAAGAATGGAGTGTCTGCGTAACTCCATTGGTAGAATCTTAATCTTCTGGACAACCTGTCCAATTTCACCAGTGTTTGCAGGAGTAGCAAATTGACCTCTAGCTACTTGTAAAGTATTGCTGGTTGGGTTTGCTTTAACTCTCAGGACTTCTTCACCTAAAGCGATATAATCACCCAGATTAAAACCATCCGCATTAGTTACAGTTATACTGATGTCAGTCTTAGCAGCAGGACTTGCTAGAGTAGTTTGAATACCAACATACATTGGAGTGGATCTACCACCCAAGTTCTCTTCACCAGCACCAACTGGTTTACCCTGTGAAGAAAGACCATATCTCTGAATTGTAGTTCCTGTTGCCATTGTTTGTGCAACAGTAGAGACTCCCGCAGTAAATGCGAAGGTGTTAATTCCTACATTCTCAAGAACTTGATACTTTTCAAGTCCAAAGAAAGTGTTACCACTACCAACAATTCTGAAAGTGTTACCAGGTAAGAAGTTGTGAGCACTTTCGACTGTTACTGTAGCAATACCGGCTTCTGGATTGTAATCTAAACTGTCAAAGATTAGACCTTTACCAGCATAAGTAACAACTGGTTTTCTATCATCATTTCTAGTTTTATAAACATTACTTTCAAGATTGAGGTCATTCTCTACAACAACAGTGTTTGCATCGGGAACGTCAATAATCTTAAAGACACCATTCAGTTTAGGAGTAGGGAAACCAGAGAGTTCTAGTGAGTCACCGATATTATTGTAAATGTCATCAACTGTTAGAATTGCGAAGGTTGATGGATCACCAGCAGGTTCTGCTGATACTGTCATAGTATCACCAATACCATATGCACCACCTGGTTCAACAATTCTAAACGAAGCGATAGTATTTCCAGTTGAAACATTCGCTCTAATTACACCACCTTCACCAGTTCCTCCACTGGAAGTAATAAGATCTGCAGCGTAGATTGTTGTAGTAACACCAGCAGCATTGTTGTATCCAGCACCACCATTTGTGATGGACATAGACTTAATTTTATTAAATCCATGATTTCTGGTTAGATTCAGAGTAACAGTAGTGTTACCTGTACCAGTAATAGCAGCACTGTCTACTACAAATGCAACGTTGTTGTTTTCCAGGAAGATTTCTTCACCTTCTCTAGTAACAGAGTTTCTCTTGTCATTAGTGAGAACTTTACCTAGTGGAGATTTACGAGCGTGTGAAATAGCAGGTTGTGGGTCAGAATTATAGTTGTCTCTATCGCCCTGTGGATATAGATCGACCACATTTTGAGAGAACTTCTTCTCACTTACACCGAAACCAATATTTTGGTCGGGTTGAACAGAACCACAAAGAAGAGTAATTGCATATACACCATCTTGACCATCAGCACCAGGAATGTGTTCTCTGATTTGTCTGGAATTGTAAATGTAAAGTGAATCTTTATATCTACTTCTTTGTACAGTTGGTAAAGCTTCAACCTGTTGTTGTGTGCTTCTTTGGTTGACCTGGTTAAGGAATACTCCAGGATCTCCAGTAGTTACACTGACTTGGAATGTTCTTGGGTTGTCTACTTGGAAGACTTCAAAAGTTCCGTTATATGCAGAAGTTGCAGTAGCAACAGTATTGTTTGCACTACTTACACCTTTGATAATAACTTGGTCACCAGCAACAAAGTTGTGTTCTTTTTCAGTCTTGATTGTAGCACGTTCGGTTACACTATTGTAAGACGCAAGTGTGATGATACGTGGGTTTCTAAGTTGAGTTGGATCACTAACACTAACATCTAAGAAGGATGCAGATCCAACACCAACACTCTTGGATTCTTGGAGAATGAAACCTTCAGATGGTTGACGACCATTATTAAACTCTTTAGGAACAACATAACGAATCTTATAGATTCTTTCTTCAATACCTCTAGCATCAATTTGTCTTTGGATGAATGTACCACCAGTTACTTCACCAACAGTATCAGTTCCAATACCAGTAATACCAGTATAAATTTCGTTAAAGAAAGTTGATGGTGAAGAGTTTACATACCACTGACCTTCTGTTTCATCGAATTGAATTGGGTGACCTGGTTCACCAGTTACTTTATCAGCAACTGTACTGAGAACAGTGACTTCACCACCACCGTTAGTAATACCTGTGATGTTATTACCTGCTTCAGCATCATTGACACTAGTAGAAACTTTAATCTGATTAGGATTCAGACCAGTTGTTAGTGCATAGTAAATCTTATTTGCCTCAAGGTTAGCAGGCATCTCACCAGTATCAGCATAAATTCTGATTTTTTCACCATTGAATAGTTGGTGATTCTGGGTAAAGGTAAGAATGTTAGTAGAAATACTGTTAATACCAGCAGCTCTACCCACAACATTTGTCTTAAATGCCTCTGTACTGAGACCAGTTCCCGCAGGAACATCCATTAGAATTGGAGAACTGAAGGTACTTACCGCAGTACCAGTAATTGTTTGTAGGAATAGTTTATCTTGTCTCTTACCACCAATTCTATATGCGTCTAGTTCACCTGGGGGTGGAACGTCAGCGGACTTAAAGTTTGCTAACCACAGTTTATTGGTTGTAGCAGCAGCGACGATCTTAGTTGCATCCAGTGGCAACCAAGTGATGTTGGAGATTCTTCTCTCGGGTTCTCTTGGTGGGATAATGTGTGTAATATAACCTACGTCATCTCTATCAAAGGAGTTTGCTTGGAAACCAGCAGATTCCAGAGAGATCGCACCAAAGTTGGAGTTTGAGTTGGTGATAGATTGGTCACCACCAGACTCAGCAACGAAGTGTTTTGCGAAACCGATAGCGAAGATAGAAACACACTGAATGATAGAATCATTCGAGCACTTCATGTGGAAGTTCTCAAAATCTGGTCTGTAGATTGCTCTAGAATTAGTGTGTAGAGGTTTCTGATCGTCGCTTACAGTATTATTATCATTGTAGATATTAGTTTCTTCATCAAACAGAATGAACGCATTGTCGTCCTTCTGAAGGGAGATACCAGTGAACTGTGCAGTAAGCATGGATTTGAATCCAGTTGCTTTACTACCATCAGCATGTAGACCATTAACACCAAAAACAGATCTTAGTGAACAAGAGAATACATATGGAGATGCAGATGACGTACTATCGGACTCTACAATGATCTGTGAGTTATTGAATTTGTCTTGGGTAGGTAAGACATCTGTTGGGGTTGATGTGGTCTCATAGGTGAATTTCGTGTCACTCAGAACATCTTTGACAACGAAAGAACCATTATAAGCATTTACGTTTGTACTAATACCAGAAATTAGAACTGGAGTATCTTTGAATAGACCGTGCTTATTACTGGTAATTACAGTAATCTCTTGAGTTGGGATAACACCATCACCAGATCTCAAACTGGTAATACCTAGTGGATTCGCTGTTAAATCACCAACAATTCTAAATTCATCGACAGATGGTTCAAAGTCAAGAGAAGTTGATGAAGGATAATCAGCAAGTCCTCTACCACCAGAGTCACCGTAAGCATAAGTGACCTTGAAGTAGAACATCTCCAGATCGGTTAGATCTGTTACATCGTTACCTAATACAACGTTATTGACACCATCAGCATACTCAAAACAAGTGAGTTTATGGTGAGAGAATCTAGGATTTACCTTTCTTGCAGTAGAATCTCTATATGCTTGTCTTGCTGGATCTGCATCAAAGAATGAAAATGCAGTAAAGTAACAAGTACCAGTAACACGGAAGATTGAAGTACTTGGTACTGCATCATTCAGAGGATCTGGTACATATAGTGGTCTAATCTTGGTTTTTCTGAGGTCAAGACCTACAATAGATGTACCTCTAGGTAGGATAACACCACCATTAACACTGTTATATTTGTGTAATTCGTTCTCTTCGTCAAAAATATCGAAGTTAGTATTCTCGTTAAACTCAGTTAGTTCTGCCCCAGCTTCTTGCCATGAACCATTGGTGAATCTTTTGAAAGTTGCAGTGCTTCCATTGGATTCAATAGAGTGTCCAGGTCTGTTGTCAATGTAGTGTGTGCCTGGATATACTAGAATCGTTGTACTATCAATCTTATCATTATTTCTTCCTGCTCTATATGAGAATCTAGCAGATTCAATCAGAGCTCTCTGTATAGTTCTGAAAGGTCTTGTTAGAGAATTACCTCTATTTTCATAACTATCGGTTGCGTCAAAGTCAGAAGGGTTTACATACAGTATATTACCTTCAGCATTCTTTAGGAAATTCTCTAATCTACTTAGGGGCATCTCGGGATTCCTACAGTGACAAATCTATTCTTTTTATATTTAGACACTAAAAAACCTCCCTGTTCAGGGGAGGTTTGTTTAGTCACACGGAAGGGATTACTGGTGAGTATCACCATAATCTATCTTATCTAAGTCTATCTTTTCTGGCAAGTATCCAGATTTATCTAACATATGTTCCACCGTATTTGCTACATCATTCATAGCATCACGAAGCATAGGTTGTTGCCCTGCTTCCATATTTAAGTCTTTATCTGTCAAAGTCCAACGCCATTGTCCCATTGCACTATTGTACCAGAGTTTTATATTCATCTTGGACTTACCATACTCCTTAGAATTGACGGGACACAAATTGTGAGATGCAGAATCTTCCATATTTTTGCCCTATATGTTTCTCCTCCATTATAACGGGTTTAGCCGCATGATTAATAACTGAAGGAAAAATTAATGTCCTATTATTTAAGCATTCTATTTCTAGATTAAAATCTTCAAAGTATAGATTACCACCCGAAAATTTCTTTGGTTTTCTGTAGAACCAATTTAGTACAGTAAACTGAGCACAATCTCTATGACTCTTATATTCATCACTGTTTTCATAGTAAACAAGTTGTGTATAGTGTTGATCAGTATTAGAAGCTGTTCCAGGAAAGTACCAATGGGGATGACTCATGAAAAAAGTTTTATCTTCCATAAAAACTTTTTCAGTTATCTGTAAAATAGCCGAGTGATTTCTATTTTGATATACATCTTCAAGATATTGACAACGAGTAAACTTTAAAAGTTCTCCATTAGGATCAGTTGCAGAGCCATTATTTGTATCAGCAACCATCAATCTTCTTGGACTACAAAGATAGTCCATCTCTTCCCACAATTCTTCCAACTCCCATTCATTATAGAGTTCATCTATAAGAACATATGGGAAGGGTTCAGTTGCATATTTTACTCTCATAAGCCCCCGACAAGACTTGAACTTGCGACAACCGCTTTACAAAAGCGGTGCTCTACCAGCTGAGCTACAAGGGCATTATTTTCTGTCAAATTCAAAATGACCATGACGAGATCCCCAAAGTTGTTCATCATTTTCAGGATCAAATCCCTGATCGATTACATGATAATATCCATCACCTAATTTGGCAGAAGATTGCATGTATGTGTTCTTAATTCCACGTTGAACAAAACATTCTTTACCAGTGATGTCACCATGAAATTCATTATCGACTTTTTGAAATACACAATCACATCCAGGGATGTGTTCATCATCCTTATAAGTTTTTAGAATTACTTGGTCGTTATCTGAATCATCGACAACTTCAATGACTACAGATCGGTAAGGTTCACCATCCATCACATATCCTTGAGTGACAGTGAATTTGTTAGTTCCTTCAATACGACGATGATTAAGTTCAATCATCGCAAACTCTCTAGGATAATTAAAAGCTTGTGCTTGATTATTGAAGTATCCTTCAAAATAATTGCAAAATTCTTCAAACATGATCAAAATTTTCTTTTATTTATTAGGATGCGAGTAGGGAGACTTGAACTCCCACGGGCATAATGCCCAACAGATTTTAAGTCTGGTGCGTCTACCGATTCCGCCATACTCGCAGAGTGGGTCTGTCGGGAATTGAACCCGATTCATGCCCTTATAAGGAGCAGGCCTTAACCAATAGGCGACAGTCCCTCATCATCTAGTTCAATACTCCAGGTCGGAGGATGAAATGAACAATACTCATTGAAAGTAATTTTCATCTCTTTGTTGGTCAGATTTGCATGTTTTGCTGCTGTGGGAAGATTCCACTTTGCAGACCAAAGCATTTCCATTGACTTTCGTGTTTCTGGTCTCATTGATTAGTAAGGAGTTGCATCTCTTCCGACCCATATAATATACCACCTGCATTGCAGTTGCGGCAATAGTTGTTAAGAGATCGGTCTTTAGAACAGTTGGTTCTGAATGTGTTGAACTTATTCAACCATACAGTTTCTAGGTCATAATCGAAAATATTGCCAAGGTACTCAACCTCTTGCCAGTTATTGTCGCAAGGTAAAATACCGCCACTAGTATCGACAACCATTTTATATGATGGTAGATAACATGGTTTCTTGATACCTTTAGAGTAACTTCTTTGGTTGAAGTTTACATTCTCACCTTCTTCATAGTAATTGATAACATCCATATCAATATTTGGAAGATCCATAGGTTCATATAGACTTACTCTAGGGCGAATATGTCCTAGATGATCTACCACATTATGAAGTTTGTATCCATTGGTAACTAGAATTATTTTGTTATTAAGTTTTTGGAATTTATCCAGAATCTCTTTAATATGTGGGTGCATTGTGGGTTCACCCATACCACAGAGAGTAATCTGATTATTGTATTCTGATAGAAATTCTATGAATCTATCTACAGTCTCTAGACTTACAAACTTTTCTCTAGTGTCTTCAGTTTTGAATCCCCAATCGTGAGGGCAAAACGAACAGGAACGATTACATGCAGTTGTGATACACAACTCGATGCTTCGTAATGTTGAGTTAACTAGATTGGCGTTCTCGACTTTGTTGAACGTCTGATAACGATTCATAAGATTTGAATGTGTCTAGATCCATCAAAGACATACGATGGAATCCATTGATTGTTCGATATTGAAATCTATCCAAGAAAGATTCTTTGTTCTTCAACAATACAAAGTTTGCATTTGAAGGAGAACACTCGTATTTAGATTCAATGTAGTCCCTGGTATCAACCATACGCACTACATGTTCATCAATGAGGGAGAGAAGTTCAGGACCAATCTTTTCCACAATAGTGTTTACTACCCCCGAAGGACGTAGTTGCTGAAGTCGCCAAATAACATGATGATTACCAAAACAATAACCGAAACGAAGACCAGGTAAAGCAAGAGACTTGCTAAAAGTTTTGCATACGAGAACGTTGTTTTTGGTAATAGCCAGGTCGAGAGCTGAACAGGTGGGAACGCAGAAGTCTGCGTAGGCTTCATCGATGATGACATATTCAAAAGCATCACATAGTGACTCTAGTATATCTCGTTCTATTACTTTTCCATCTTGTCCGTTAGGATTTGCAATATAAAGGACATCTGCACGAAGATCAAGACCTTCATGGTATTTGATGCAGTTGACTTCACAAAATCCTGTTGCCATCATCCATGTGGGTGTGACAATGGAGAACGTTTTGTCCCTAAAAATGTTAAAGATCCGAGGAATAAGTTCTCCCAGACCCATACCAATGGCAATGTTTGTTTTAGGAACACCATAAAATTCACTCAGATCTTCATAGATCTTTGCTTCATTGGCGTATTGACTGAGACCATTACCATTTTCTCGAATCAATTCACTTACCTTAAGGGCGTGAATCTGATCGTAACAAATGTTGTTTGATAGATTGATCTTGGTGTTTTTGTCTTTGTGGATGTACCAGGGAACTCTTTCAAACATCTGTGAAAATGGGGACCAGTTCTACGTTTTTACAGTTGGTTTCGTTCCTGATGTGTCTTTCCCACATCATTGCGTCACGAATATCGAAGAAAGTCGCACGTTGAGTTGCGGTTCCTTTCTTCTTGGGTTTGTCATACTGAACGACGTACTTCATGCGATGTCAGGTTGAACCTCACCTTCAAGTTCTGCAAGTTTTGCAGAGGCGAAACATTCGACCATTGTCCAGAATAGTTCACCACTCATTACGTTCTCATCGCAGAAATACTCTGCGGTATCTTCCAGAAGACCTTGGAATTGTGAGAGGGTGTCGCGTTCGACGTACATAGGTTTGATTGCGTTACCCACGTACTATAACCCCATCCAGGTCAGTCGTCAAGCTCTGACCAGTTGAAGTCCCCTATTTCGTCGGCATTCGAGTTGTTTTCTTTAGATTTGGCGTTCTGATAACCGATTCCCTGTAGGTAGGACCATGCCTCAGTCTGATCCTCGGCTCTGAGATTCCTTAGAGTCTTAGATCCTTTCAGTAGATAGTCGATCTTAGGAGTGTTTGTACTGATTGTTGAATTCATATCACTCTCAGCGGCAGTAATGGCTGAGGTCAAGTTATTACACTCACTATTACTTGGATTTGGTGATGGTGGAGCTATTGATGTCATTGACACCTCTCCAGAAGTCATGGTTCCACCAACACTAAGCGTTACAGTAAATCCCTCGGGTACATATACGGCAGGACCTCTAGTTTCACCATCACTCTCTGCCCACTGGGGCCATGATGATGCACCAACCCAATACTCTTCAAAACTAGATCCTACATCAGGTTCTGGTTCCTGTTGAACTTCTCTCCATGTCTCAGTTTTTTCAGGATCACCATTGTTTTGTCTTTCTAGTTTATGCCCTTTACCATAATCCTTCGTACCTTGGATAGTACCAATTTTCACTGGATCAATCGGGTTTGCAGCAGCGTCAAAGTCAACATCTCCCCCTTCATTTCTAACAAAAGTAAAAGAACTCTGAACACCTGCTATTTGAGGACTCGTACTAAGGAATGCGGCTTGATATGTAGAAACGATACCTACAGTAAAGGTTACATTACTAGCACTACCATTAACAGTTCCATCGATCGTTGCAACTTTTGATGTTACCTCGCCTCCATTACCACTGTTATTACCATCAATGGCGAATGGTATATCAACAGTAGAAATACCAGTAATCTTTACTCCATTGGCAGGCAACAGTCCATTACCAGAAAAATCATAGATAAAATCTCCTACCGAAGCATAATCAAGAACAGTTCCCAGAACCGCATCAGAATAGATTTTATTATCAACTGCGGTGCAGAATCCAGTAAAATCTGATCTAATTCCAGGATATGAAGTGGTTCCTAGACCAACAACAGTAGGTAAGTTTCCTGTTATAAAGATTTGGGGTTCATCTAAGTTATCAGTTACAAAGTCTCCGTTTTTAACACTCTTGAGTAGAGTTGAAGTTCCATCTTGCTCATACTGAGTATCCGAATCAAATATTACAAGAACTGTAGTAAATTGATCGATGTTTGCATTTTCTATTTCTGCAGTAACATTAGAACCGTAGTCTCTATCTTTGGGGTATCTGTAATACTTAAGTCCATATCTATTGAGTTGAACTCTCTGTGCGGGATCTTTTTCTACCTTCCAAGTTTGTGTTTCAATGTCTCCTTGAAATGCTTTTGAAGTGAGTGTTTTAGACTCTTGCAATACCCAAGTAAGATCACTCAGACAACCTGCAGAAATTCTTGCTTTGTATGCATCTGCAACTGCTTTAATTTTTGTATTAATATCTTGAATAAAGGGATAATTTTTCTTATCACACTTTTCAATAAGTTCATCATACTCATCAAGGATTGCGTCCTTAATTGCAAGTAGTTCTTCTAGTTGATCTACCTGACCTTTAATCTGAGTAGATTGATCACGAAGTCTTTTTTCGATATCTTTAGGATTTGCAGCCATTATCCGTTCACTCCTTCTCTGTAATCGTAATGATAACCAACGATAGAGCGTTGATCCTGTCCAGGATAATCTTCAATCTTTCCTTCATACTCAACCACGATCTTATTAACATCTTTTCTTTCACCAAAGACCACATAACTACAGTTTACTGCACCGCCTTGATTATTTAGAACCTTGATTCTAGTCCCCCAATCAGTAATCTCATAACTTAGTTCTTGATACACTCCGATTGGAGTTAGTTGAACTGTAACACTTTCAGAATCAACCAAACCTTTCCAATATTCAGGTAGTTCGATATAGTTACCACCTTTAAGTTTACCACGATAATATACCGCAGCCTCTGGTCCTTCTATACAAATATGTGTTAGTCTCCAACCTTTCTTGGTCGGGTGATGCATATCAAACCCTTTTGGTGGAGATGCCATTGCAGCAGCAATTTTACCATCTAACCATGCACAGTTAATAACACCAGCAACATTCAATACACCGTTGACGTTATCTGTACCATTCTGTACCTTAACCGTGTTACCAATCTTTAGAGCATTGGCAATATCAATACCATTCTTAAGACTCAGTGCGTTCTTAATTGTAGTTCCAAGTTTTGTAGTCAGACCAGTGAATGTACTGATTGAGAATACATTCAAGATACCAAAGATGTTGGTAATACCCAGAACTTCCAAAGATGCAGGACTACCTAGTGACAATATTGGTGGTCCAATCATGCAGTTTGCACGAGCAACACCAACAGAAAATGGCATACCAATATAAACTGGTCCATTCAGAACACTAGTTCCTGGTAAGAGTCTAGATGTTGCATCTAAAAAAGAGGTGTCAACAGCACCGCACACAAATTTATCACCAGCATGTAAAATAGGAGTAGCCATAATTTAACTTGCACACTCTAAGAGTTGTTTGAATTTTTTAATTGCTTGCATGATCTGTCCTAAGAAAGATGCTTGCTTTTCGTCAGTTGCTTGAGACTGGGTATTCTGAAGTTTTGCGTGACTATTAACTGTAGATCCAGTCATGTTAGCGTCTTGGGTTCCATTTATATTTACTTTGGTTGCAGAAACAGATGTGACTGCAGATTTTGTAGCAATCTGCTTACCCGCAGTTATAGTACATTCTCCTGATGGATCTGAAGCTTGAATTCTAATGTTCATTCCTTTCAGAACAATATCTCCAGCCATTGCATCAATATGGATATCTCCATTTATTGCACGAATAATCTTTGCAGGTTCATCTTTTCCTACATCTTTACCAGAGATATCGTAACTAGTTCCATAACATAGTTGAAAGTGAGTACCATCAGTACAAAATTTGATACCTTGAATATTATCAGTAACTACTTGCCAATCGATAATACGACCAGCACCATCGTCTACTCCAGATTTGAATTCAAATCCTTGATATTTACAGTAAAATTCTTTGGGTTGTAAAGCCACTAAACGTCAGTCAACTTTTTATTATTTAGTAACCATATCCACCGCCTCCAGAGCCACCTCCTCCAGATGGTGGTGGTGATGGTGGAGGACTAGATGGAGGAGGACTGGACGGTGGTGGAGTTGGGTCTGGCGTAGGAGTAGGTGCAGGAGCGGGTGCGGGTGTTGGTGATGGAGCGGGACTTACAGTGGGCGCAGAACTCTGTGCAGTTGGTGTAGTTGTAGATCCTGACAATGGCGTCAGAGTTGCTGTAGCATCACCACTTGCAGCTTGCGTTGGTGTTATATTCATAGCAAACAGACTCTGTTCCTTGGTGTCATAGATTGTTGCATGTGGTCTATTGACATGTACTGGACCCACCATCCTCTTACCTTCATGTTCATGATATGGACCATAGTATGGGAATCCATTGACCCAACCAACAAAGACTAGATCTCTTATACCAACACAATCGATAATAGTTCTGATACTTCCGATACCAACATCTTGGTTATCAAAGATGTATTGAGGTTGATATTCTGTAACAGGGAATGCACTAGCACCACTTCCTGTATCTGTAATGATTTGAACTTCGGGGGTGGTTGTAAATTGAATATTACATGGTGATATATCTTTAATACCAATAATTGAACCATTTGCAGTTAAAATTGGTTCGTAGTAACAATCGTCTCCGATTTGAATATAATCACCACCAGTGTATCCAATACCAGGATTTTCAATAACAATGTCAGTAACGATACCAACTGGAATAGTACTGATGCCTGGATCTGAATCCCCAGGAATAGGCTGAATACTAAAGAAATCGTCTGGACCATCATCGCCTGGATCTCTTACGCATTGACCATCAATACAAACATATCCTGGTGGACAATCCTTATCAGTAGAACATGTTTGAATACATGAACCATCTACACAAGTATATCCTGGAGGACAATCTTTAGTATCTTCACATCCAGGAACACAATAACCATCAACACAAACATATCCTGGTGGACAATCTGTGCTATTTCTACATGTTGGTGGTAGATCTGGATTTGTGGGTGGTTGAGGTAGTGTTATTGATAGATCTGTTGGGCAATATCCAGAACCAGGATTTGTGACATAGATGTCACTTACAGTTCCATTTGTAATTCTTGCTTTTGCAGTTGCACCTTTTCCATAATTTGTATTATCTACAATCTTAACTTTAGGTCGTTTGGTATATCCAGATCCAGGACTAGTTACAACGACTGTAAGAACTTTTCCTGTGTTTGGATCAATAACTGGTACTGCTGAAGCACCTGAACCTTCACCATAAATGATAATTTCTGGTGGAATACACTTATAAAACTTGTGACCAGGTGGTATTCTGGGTGCATCTCCTTGATTTTTTGGATTAGTATTTTTATCTCTACAGTCAGTAAATGGTGTATCTCCACCATATAAGGATAATAATCCAGCGACTTCATTTATTTCACTACCATATCCACCAAGAATATCGATATTTGCAAGAGTCTGTGCCCAATCATCTGTAGATGGGAATTCGATTTTACCGAATGGATCCCATGTACCAGGTGTGTTGCAGAGTAGACCATCACAATTCAAGAAACTTAGCAACTGTTGGATCATACCAACACCCTGACGGATGTATCCACTAATTTCACCAATTCCTCCAGCTAACCAATCAAGACCACTCATGATGTCCCCAAGAACATCTTGCATCATCTCTTCAAGTTTACCGATAGTTGCAGCAAGAAACTCTTCGACTGCACAAGCAGCAGCGTTGAAAGAATCACCAATCATCTCATTGATGAGTCCTTGAATGAAGTCCAACATTGGACCAAATAGTTTTTCAAACAAACAGAAAATAAGATCTAAAATCTGTTTTGCTGCCTCAGATATTTGCAACCACTGGGGTAGAGGTATGGTGATTGCAAATACTTCAAATAAACATCCAACTAATTTAACAATATTTTCCCTAATACCATTAACAACGAATCTAACGAGACCCATTGTTAATCTAGCAACTGATGCTACAGATGAACTAACATCTACAATTAAGTTTCTTACTGGATCAATATAACCTAGGGCAGTCTTCTCTAGACCATTAATAAATCCTAAGAAACTATTGAGTCCTGACTGTATTTGTGCAAGAATATCAGTTAAACATCCATTAGGTTTAGTAACTGGACCTGCATCATAAAATGCTTTGTTAAATGCAAGATCCGAATTGGTTTCACCAAATAATTCATCCTGCAAATCATCTGGTTTAAGATATGCTGCACCACCAATTTTAGAACTATCAAATGCTAATGAAACATTAAAAGGAGAATCTACATTACCCTGTAGATCAATCGCAGTGCCTCCTTCAAAGTTAAATGCTGGTCCAGATTCTACACTCTTTTTAGGGATTTCTGTCGTTGTAGCACTAGGGCGTTTCTTTCTCGTAGAAGTTTGTGAAAGAGTACCCTCCATACCCGTGAAAGGTTTGAAGGGTGATTTTTGTTTTAAGTTCTGTACTGCTTTCGTTCTATAGAAACAAGAGACAACAACTGGTTGTTGACCCTCTTCTCCATCCAAGAAGAATCCTAAAACAGATTCTCCACCGACGAGTCCATGTGTCTTACCAAAACTACCCTGACCAGGAGCTCCTGAATCAGCACTAGTTAGGATATGCGCCCATGGTAAATCTTCATTGGGTAATTTTGTATCGTCAAAACTATGATACCCAATGATTCTAACTTTACATCTATAAGCCCAGCCTTCACCAACTTCAGTATCGACTCGGGACTTTTCAGTTCTCCATGTTTCTGCAGGAGCGACTTGACCAATCCACCAGATGAATCCGTCTTTGCCTATAAAATTAGATTTTAGTATGGACTCGTCAATCATTTAATTAGTCTTCGTAAATTCTACATTCATCTGCTTCTGGTTCCATTTCGCAGAATAGTTCTAGTGGAGATGGATCGTGATGATCTCCTGCTTCGATTTCTTTTTTGTGATTCTCTGCGTAAACTTCTAGTTCGTGAAGTTCACCTTCGATATGACGACGTTGTTGAGGCGAGGTTGTGGGATCTTGAAGGATTTCTTTATCCTTCGCGATATGGGCTTCGATGTTTTCCATGGTTTTTTTGTTAGTTATCTGTGAGACCGTATGAGTCACGAATTAAACTTAAGTAAGTTACATTCGAGTTTGCTTCAAAGTGATGTCTTAGACTTTTTATTAAGTAGTTGCCACTTTGTTGATTGTCTTTTTCCGCTTTTTCAGAAGAACTAACTTTTGGAAAAGTAGCGGAAATTACATCACCCACCTTCAGTCCTATGTTACATGGTACTACCATATTTAGTGACTGAGTGAAGAGCAAGTTATATCTAGCGAAAGATTTTGCCATATCAGCAGTATCTCTACCAGAGTCGGCAGCAATATCATTGGGATCTAGGATACCTCTGTCTGCTGTTCTGACTAGAATTCTCGATGGAGCACTTTCAAATCCTCCAGGAACATCTATGTCATCCTGCTCCCCTAGTTTATCAAGGATTTCGTCTTTTAGGTCATATTGATAGAAATCTGTTCGGTTTTCATAAAGATCGAAGAAAAATGTAATATTTGAATACATTCCTGTTCTCAATGAACTTGTGAGATCAATGTTTCTAGACAATTTATAATCTAGAATTCTAAATTCAACTGATAGTTTATTGTGTTCAATTACATTGGAATATGTGTATTCAGCAACTGGTTGGTTTGTTTTATCTACACCTCCAACAAGTTTTTCAATACTCTTAAAGTTAAAACCCTCAGAATTTTCATAAAAGAAAAATCCCGAAACACCTACAGCTCGTGATCCATCTGTTCCAGATTGTCCAGAAACTGGAATACCTTTAGGTAACAACCAATTCAAAATGTAAAAAGGTTTCTTCTGATTTCCAATAAAACTATATGTGTTTGCTGTTTTTTCTATATTTTTAGATTCATAGTTATTTGTTTTGAGGACATCATCTAGGATAGCTGTTACGTGTTGATCAATAGTAAGTTTTTGATATTTTCTTTCACATCTAGTCGTCTCATTGGTGAGGCCTTCTCTACTTATAAGTTGCAACGTAAATGTTTCTTTCTGTCCATCAGAAGCATAATTTTGTACCTTTTTAACGTAAAAAGCCTTATCCCCATCTCTATCAAAATCACCAGTAGCTGTTCTTAATTTTATAACTACTTTTTCTCCACCACGAATTGGTAAAGAATTAACTATTCTACTTCCAAGATCTACCGTGATGGACATTGTACAGCACGGAGATAAAATGTCTTCAAAGTAATTAATATCCCTGATACCATTAGTAAAATCTACACGTTTTCCATTCGCAGAGAGAATTTCTGCGCCTATTACATCTAATCCTGTTAGTGCTACTGACATCTTAAGTAGTTTGTAAGTTGTTTAAGAAGATAACCGTATTCAAATGTGATACAACATCAATCGTTGATGGACCTGGTGGCATCTCTGGAGGTGGAGCAGCTGCCATCATCTGTGGTGGTGGACTCTGCGGCGGCATTTGATTTCCACCCTGTTGCATAATAATAGTGGTATTATTTGGTGCATTGTAAGTTGTATATTGATTTATACTAGAAAGTTTCTGACCTTCCAAAGGATTACTGCTCCTGGGGCCGAATTTCTTTTCTATTCTTCTTAGTTGTTCAGCTTCCCGAGCAGCATCCTGTTGCGCCTTCTGAGCTTCCTCTAATAATCTTCTCTTATCGCTAAGTTTATCTATTTCAATTTGATCTCTTTTCATAACTCTAGTTCCACCCTCTGTCTGCGTCTCTGGCGATGTTTCTGATGGTCTTAATTGCTGTCGTTTAGATGCGCCTGATCGTCCACCTATTCTACGGAAAAAGACAGTAGAACCATCTTCAACTGTAGTTTGACCTTGGATCATATTTTGTTGAGGTTTTACTGTAGGTTTTCTAAGGCCTCCTTCAATCATGTCTCTTGCAGCATCTAGTTCTGCTTGAGATCGATTATCTATTTCATTAAGTCTTGAATTAGTATTTCTTACACGAGTTCTTCTTGCTCGACCTAATACATCTTGTACTGACTGAGCTGGTTGTCGCACCATAGGTTCTGTTGGTTGAACCTCTGGTCTCGGAAGTGTATCCGCACTTCGTACTACTCTAGGTTTTGAGACGGCTTGTCTTTGTACTGGAGGAAGTTCTGGACCTTGTAGTGCTGTTGGTTTTGTTAAAGGGCGTGTTCTAACTGCAGGAGGTTTCATAACTCCTCTACCCCTAGCCATCAAAGCCGCACTCAGTACGGTTTCGATTAACATTGCCGATATATCCTGCGCTTCTGGGGAAATACCTAAATTGGTAAGAAATTTTGTAGTAGCATCTGGTTCTTTTGATTCAGGTTGAATATCAAAAAATACTTGCTTCATCAGGGAATCATATATCCCTTCACCTAGGATTCCCTCAAGTATTCCAAATCCGGCTTTGTCTGCCTGTTCTCTGGTTTTTACTCTTGCACGCTCTTGTTGTCTCTTTTTAAACTGATTCTCTTCAAAGTCTAGTGCTTCTTGTATTTCTGCTTTTCGTTCTTCCTGTCTTTCTCTATATCTCTGCCTCGCTTCATTATATGCCTTTGCTCCAGATCTTGTATTTGGGAAGTCTTCTCTTTTAGGTGGTTCATCTTCACTCTCTTCAATTCTTCCACCAAGATCTAGATTTACTATAGCTTTAGCAAATCTGTCAACTACTTGATCAAACTTATCTAAAGTCATTCCAAGTGGATTGATCTTAGATTTCTTCTCTAGTTCTTTTTCCGCTTCTTCGCTATCCTTATCTTTACCAACAACACCAGTAAGTCTATCCGAAATATCACCACCTATCATGGATCCACCGAATCCACCAGCAATTCCACCAAGAAATCCACCAATAGCAGCACCAGGAACAGCACCCACACCGCCAAACAAGGCACCAATTCCAGCACCTAATAGAGCACCACCTTTTGCGCCTGCATATGCACCAGCAATACCACCCGCAGTGGATGCAGCAGTTCCTGTTATTGCCTGTGTTTGTGTTTGTCCTTCAGATACTCTTCCCCCATACTCAAGTCCTGCCATTGCAACACCGAGTACTCCACCTGCTCTGGGAATACGTACACCTCCACCTCTACCAAATTGAGGCATTCTACCAAATCTTCTATTTCCAGCTCTATTTCCAAATCTTCTTCTATATCTTTGTTGTGCTCTTCTGGATGGTGGTCCACCACGACGGCCACCTCTTCTACCCCCACCACCTCCAAAACCACCAAGAACATCCCCTAATAATCCTAAAAGACCTCCACCACCTTTACCAGGGAGGTTTGCACTCGCTATAGAAGCAAAGTCAGTGTTTAAAAGTTTCTTTAATTTTCTTTTATCAATTTTAGGTTGGCTTATTCTCTTAGATTCTTTTTCAATGAACCTTGAAGTGCGAACAAAGTTCAACTCATTGAGTTTCATCGATCTCTTGGATTTGACCGCAAGATTCAATACCTTTTTAGCTTTAGTTCTTACCTTTGGAGTTAGATTATTTACTGACATTATCCTACGATATTAAGCATTTGTTTAGCCGAAAGTGGCAAGAAATTATCAGGATTTTCAGCTGTCAAATTAAAATTAATATTTTGTACTGATGATGCTACAAGTGCAGGTGGTGGTTGTGTCTGCTGCGTTTGTTGTTGAGAACTACCAGAAGCGGGTATGACCGCAATACTATTTGATCCAGGTACTTGTTGGATAGAACTTGTTGATTGTGGACCAGTAGGACTTACTTCTTGTGCTTTGGGATCTGGTTTTACTTCTTCAACTGGTTGAACTTGTTGACTGAATGGTCTTACTGTAGAAAGGTCAATAGTTCCAGATTTAGCACCTCGAACATCACCATGTCCAACCCTCGCTCGAACTTTTCCTTCGGAATCAATCAAATCAGCAGATGCACCATAACTACCAGACCTCTCATATCGTACACTACCGTCCTCTAAAAATGGCAAGAGTAATGGAGCTCTTTCCGCACTCTCATGTCTTCTTCCTTTGCCTATCTCAGGAACAAAATAATCCATTTGATAGAATCCATGTTTTCCATCGAGTTTTCGTCCTCTGGGAAGATTATGTGCTTTAAATGCGTCCATTAAAAACTCACTTTTTTCTTCTAAACTAGCGTTAGGATCATAAATTTTATCTGACATTACGTTGTTAGAGAATTCCATTTCACGACCCATAGCATTATATGCCAGTGCCATTTTATCCACCATTTTAACTATATCCTCCATAGGAAGATCACTACTAAACTGAGAGTCAATATGATATTCAGTACCACGACCTATCTTACCTGCAGGACCTGTTATCAATCCTGTGTTAAATGCATCTTTTATTTTTGATGCATCAAAGTCGGAAGTCGTAGGAGGAAGATCATCACCTCTAGGACCACCACCTTCAACTTTTTTAGGTTTACCATCACCACCACCTGCAGCTGATGCGGTTAAACTCTCCAAAGTAGCAATAACTTGATCAAATTTTTCTAATACACCATCAAATTTTGTAATGAGTTCTCCACTTATTCCTTCTGACGTTTGTTGTTTTTCCTCATTTCCACCAATAAACCTATTAGCAGCCATTGCGCCACCACCAAGTAATCCTAGACCCAATAATCCCAGACCTAATTTACCACCTCTACCTCTAGGCATCCTAGTTCTAGGTCGGCGTGCGGGTCCTCTGGGTTGACGTGGTTGTCTTCCTGGTAAGGGCAATCGTGGTAATCTAAAACCACCACCACCTCCCATATTGGCAAGTTCATTTTTTAATTTTAGGAAGTCTTTGATCATCTTTTTGATGAACTTCCTGATAGTAACTACAGTATCTCCTGTAGATTTTAAACTATCTTGATATAATTGAATCGCTTTATCAAATCCTTGGATCTGTTTAGGATCTGCAAAGAATTTAATATAATCTAATGCCTTTTGGTAGAGTCCTAAGAACTCCGACATTATTTTATTCGGATCTTCCTCAGCTTCTTTTCTACCAAATACATTTGTTACGTTAGTAATTCCGCCCTGAATTACATTCTTAACACCACTCGTTATATTCTCTACGTTACTGATAATATTAGAAGAAATACTTTGAAGAAGAGCTGCAATATTGGGAACTTTTGGTGATACGGCAGATGTTCCTGCTCTCTTAAATCCTGTAATATTGTTAGCGGCACTTTCAACTACACCAGAACCTAAGGTCTGACCTCCAGATATACTCTGTGGAGATATTTTCCCAGTAGAACTAGGAGCTGCTACACTTAGATTTGGTAAGTTACTAACCGCCATTAGCTTGTTGTGCCTTTAGGTTTTCTTCTTCAATGTGAGCTCTCAATAGGGCAAGATAAATGTCTCTTTCCCAAGGCATCATATTTTCGATCTCAGTCAAGCTGTATTTATGGAACTGCATCAAAGCGAAGTTAATCTTAAAGTATGCCTCAAGATTGATATGAGACATTATCAACCGAAAAAACTCGTCAGCCCCTCCAACGTTACAGTATTTTCTTTCTTGGTCTTAGGATTCTTCACTGTAAATGTATGACTCAATTTTGGCATGGTTTCAAAAAACTTTTCAACCATCTTAAACTGTGAAGAATTCATTCTTTCAATAAACTCTAATAGTTCTTTCTTGGTGCAATCTTTTGCAGCCCAAGCTTCTTCTTCAGTGAAGATAGTATCGATGCACTCCGCAATAATTTCAAATGATTTTTCAATAGTACTGATCGATTCTTGTTCATTAAAGTCAAAATTGTTTTTAATGAATTGGTCCAATGATGGATATTTCATTTTCAATACAATAGAATCATCCAACTTAATTTCTGGTGAATGATCTTCTTCAAACTGAATATCTACTTGGTCAACATAAATTTTGACAGGTACTTCGGTCTCACCATCATCTTGACAGGTAACAATCAATTCGATTGCTTCTCCGACTGATTTACCACGAACATTCAAGAATAGATATTCAATATCAAATGAAGGAAGTTCTTCTACTTTGATACCTCTAGTTTGAATACACTCAGACAATACTTGTTTGATTGCCATGGTAATTTGTTTCACGTCTTGACTTTCTAGAGCGAGAATCAAGACTTTTTCTTCTTTGACCAGAAAAGGTCTATACTTAACTTTTTGTCCTGTAGAGGGTAGGGTCAACTCATAAGTTGGCGCAGCAATCTTAGGTAATGGCATAGAATTTCAACTCAGTAATTTTATTTATCCAATATTTTGGGATCCGCCCAGAGGGTTACCATCTTGGTCTAAGAAATCTCCAATAGCGAATCCTGGTAGTCCCTGGAGTTGTGTTAGACTTTCTATGGTCAAGTTCTGTGGTACTGAAACTTGTCTACCAGGATCATGTTTCATAGTAGTATATCGATCATAATTAAAGACAACATCGACTTTTGCAATTTCACTTCCACCATAGTTTAAATTAACTGCAGCAATTTGAATGGGGAATGCATTAATAAATTGATAAGTCAGTTGTCTACTTTGTTGTTCATATGGGTATATACTATTCTTACCCAAATGAAATCCAGCATTTCTTTCAAACTTAGTAATAGTGATATTTTTCTTATAAGCTTCTGGATATCTCATCCTAAAAAAGGCTGTCCCTTCTTGAGCTTCTTGTCTAAACAAACTTCCTGCAGGACTACCCTCAATAATTTTTCCCGAATCAGGCTTCACACCTGGTCCACCAGTTACGTGAAGTGGATTGATAAAATTCATCCACTCTTCAAATAATCTAATAACATTATACTGACTATCAACATAAAATGAAACTGCAAATTGGGTGAACTGTCTGGCTCTTGCGAATGTCTCAGTAACTCCCTGAAATCCACCTTTTTCTGTTGCTAGATCAAACTGAGTTCCTGGCAACTGAGCTTGATGACACAGTAGATCATACTTCAGTTGTTGATCGTTAGCATTATCTCCAAATATTCCACACTGTCTTAACCATTTGTTCAAATCATCATTTTCACTCGTTCCAGTACCACTCAAAAATAAATTTAGTTTGAATTGACTGGACATGGCAATCTCGCCCAGGTAATCCATAACACCGCCGATGTTACCCTGAGCTGCAGACGATTTGCCCTCCGTCATCTTAATGTTAAGAGGGTCAACCCTATATCTGTACAGATTTTCCGCCACTATAAATATTTTTTAAGGATCTATACTATGTATATGAGTTATAAGGGAAAATATCGACCAGAGAATCCCAGAAAATATAAAGGTGACCCAGCAAATATAGTTTATCGTTCACTCTGGGAACGAAAGTTTATGAGATATTGTGATCTCAATGAGAATGTAAATCAATGGCAGTCCGAGGAGTTCTGTATTCCATACATCTCTCCTGTTGATAATAAAGTCCATCGATACTATCCAGACTTCCTTGTTCGATATACTGATAAGTTTGGTAAAAAAAGATCAATGGTGATTGAAATAAAACCACAAAGAGAAGTGGAAATGCCTGAACAGAATCCTAAAAGAAGGACGAAACAGTGGGCATATAAAGTCAAGACCTGGGCAGTTAATCAAGCAAAGTGGAAAGCGGCACAGGAGTTCTGTGATGATAGAAACTATGAATTCAAGATCATGACAGAAAAAGATCTAGGTATCAAGTAATGCCAAGAAAAACTCTAAAGCAAAGAAAATCAGAACAAGACCTTGCAGATCTAATTGGAAAAGGTGATGATCCTATTGTAAGTAATGATAGGATTAGTCCGATTAAAGATAAAATCAATGCAGAACAAGACGTAGAAGATCGCATGATGTTGATCATGAATGCGTTGCAATATACAGTAACACCTGTGCCCGATCAGGGAAAATATTATACGTTTTTATATAAGGCAAAGACAAGAGATCTCAAGTATGATCAGCACCCATTAATAGAATGTTTAGAAGTATTTCGATGGGGATTCAGAGGATATAATATACACTTCAAAGATCCTAGAAACTACACCTGGGCAGAAATGCAGAGCAATTTATATGAAGTTACTTCAACAGAGTTGCCTGTATTGACTTCTATATCTTATGCAAAATTT